CCTGCTGTACCCTTATCGGGACACAGACAAGATGTTCTGACGGAGGTGAGAGCGCTTGCGCGGCTACAAAACATTTGAGGCGAACCCGCATCCGGGAGAGCTTCGGCATCTGGTGGAGATCGGGTACACAGAAAACGTGATTAATGAGAACGGCTATCCGAACCCGACGGACGTGGTCGTGTGCAAGGTCTGGGCCGCCGTAACCGATGCGGGCAACCAGCACTACCGCGCCGCCGACCTGATGAACAGCGAAGCCGTGCTCAACTTTACCGTCCGTTATCGGGAGGACGTGAAACCCGGCATGTGGGTGCGCTTCCGGGACGAAAAGTGGCAGATCTCCACGCTGGGCGAGTATGAATTTAAGCGCGCCTATCTGGGTCTGAAAGCGTCCATCGCCAAGGGGGTGAGCGGGTGAAACAAGTGCAAGCCGCCCTCTCCGGCATTGGTATCCCCGTGTACGCGGGCGTATGGCGGGCAACTTCGGCCAATCAGAATCCGCCGCCGCAGTATGCGGTGTACTCCACGGTCACGACCGAGGACGCCCATCAGGACGATCATGTCGTTTCCCGCCGTACCTATGTGTACCTGAACCTTTGGAGCGACGACGACCCGACCGATATGGCGGGTACCCTTCGGAGCGCCATGTATGCGGCAGGATTCGCCATGATCGAGGAAAGCGATAAGGGGTACAATCAGCCGGGCTATGATACTGCCACGCGCCAATACACCGTGCAGTGGACATGGTGCCTGCGAGAGGATGTGATCACAGATGCCCCTTGAAACACAGGGCTTTGGCGATCTGCAAAACGACCTGACTAACATGGCCGCCGAGATGGAGTTCGGTCCCGGCGTGAACCGGGCGCTGCAGGCGGGCGCGAAGCCCATCGAGGAGCAGATGCTCCGCAACGCTTCCTCTAACCCCAAGATCATCACGGACGCGCTGCATTCGTCTATTCATACCGGCAGCGTGAAAAAGCGCCGGATGGGTGGCAAGGCCATCACTGTTGGCGTGCACCGGAAAGAAAAGGGCGCATTTTATGCCACGCCTGTGGAGTATGGGCACGGCGGTCCGGCTCCCGCGCCCGCGCATCCCTTTGTGCGCCCGGCTTTTGACACGAGAGTGGAGGAAGCCTATGACGCCATCAAACAAGTCCTTCGGGACGAACTGAGCAAATAAAGGAGGGTTTATCCTATGCCTACTACGGCTTCGCCCGCTGTGTCTTCCACAGTGGGTCTCAAAAATGTCGTGCTGGCCCCGCTGACCGTGGACACCGAGGAAACGATCACCTATGGCACGCTGCAAGCGGTCGCGGGCGCGATGGAAGCGTCCATTACCCCGGAAAACGCTGATCCGGACGTCCAGTATGGTGATGACGTCGAGCTGGACGTGCTGTATCCCGATCCTGAACTGACCTTCAAAACCAAAATGGCGGACATTCCGCTGGTCATTCAGGAAATGGCGTTCGGCAACAAGATTGACGATAATGGCGTACTGGTGCGCACCGCGTCCGACAAGCCGCCCTATTTCGCCATTGGCTTCAAGTCGGAAAAGTCCAACGGCAAGTTCCGCTATATCTGGCTGTACAAGGTTCGGGCCAAGCCTGTCACCGAAAACTACGCCACCAAGGAAGGCGGCACAATCACGCGGCAAACAGGAGAGGTAGAGTGGACGTGCATCAAGCGCACCCATGACGGGCGCTATCAGGCGGTGGCCGACGAGGACGAAAACGGGTTCACCGCCGTCAAGGGCGCGACGTTCCTGCAAACCGTCTACGAGCCGACCTTCACGGCCACTCCGTAATAAGCAGCCGCCGCGTGGAGAGCTTCTGCGCGGCGGTATTCTTTTGATGAGGAAGGGAGCAAGCCAATGATTACCTGTACCTTAGGCGAAAGGAAGTACATGGTGGACTTCATCTCCGGCAGAGCCTTGCGCGAGATGGAACCCGCCGCGAAGATGTATGGCAAAATCGTCGCCATCTCCAACGCGGCCCTGAAGGGCGAAACGGTTCCGGATACGGAGCAGCTGACCATCAACGACGCAATGGACGTCATGATCAAGTGGTTCTGTCTGCTGTTCCAGAATCAGTTCACCCCGGATGAAGTGCTGGACGGCTATCCTGTGGATCGCCTGATGCACGATATCGCGTTGGCGCTCATGGCGGTGCAGAGCCAGACTACGGAGATTCTTTCTGCTTTCCCTACGAAGGCGGCGGCAGTGATGGAGACGGAAGCGACGAATCCTCCGGCCTGACGCTGCCAGACTTCATCTACAGCACCTACAATTCGCTTCTCGAAGGCGGCTGGCGTATGGCGGAGATCGATCAGATGGACATGCTGGGCTTTCTCAAAATCCGGGCGTGGAACGCGAAACGGGAGCAAAAGAAGAAAGAACCAAGGCACGCCTTCATTGACGAAGCGTGGCCGACCGTAGCGCCGTAAAGGCGCTTTTTACATTTTGAAAGCTGGTGAGCATCCATGAGCGAGACGCTCCGCGATCTGGTGGTATCGCTTTCGCTGAACAGCGATAACTTTACTCGGAACCTGAAATCCATCAGCCGCCAGATCCAGGAGGCGGAGTCCTCGTTCAAGCTGGCCGCAGCCGGAGTGGACAACTTCGAGAAATCGACGGAAGGTCTGTCCGCGCGGCTGACGACCTTGGAGCGTAAGCTCTCCCTGCAAAGAAGCGCTGTCGAACAGTACCAGCGGGCGCTGACGCAGGCAAACAGTAAGCTGACGGAATGCTATAACCGGCAGAATGACTACAACCAACGCCTCACGGACGCGAAAACCAAACAGGCACAGCTGAAGCAGGAAGTATCCAACGCCGCGACCGCTTACAACCGTTATAAGACCACGTTGGGCGACGCGGACTCCGCGACCATCGCCTCCAAACAGAATCTCGATGCGCTCAAAAAAGAATATAAAAATGCAACGGTCGACGTCAAGAAACTGGAAGGGCAGAACACCGCGCTGACCAAGTCCACGCAGAACGCCGCCGACGCGGTGAGCGCCGCGCAGACTAACCTGAACAACGCCCGCGCCGCCGTCAAGCAGACGCAGGCGGATATCGCTTCCTGTAATAAGGAATTGGCGACAGCGGCTTCGCGCTGGACAACAGCGGGGAAATCGCTGACGGAGTTTGGCAAGAAAGCCGATACCCTCAGCAAGTCCATGGTCAAGGTGGGCAGAACGCTCACCACCACGGTGACGACGCCTATTGTGGCGCTGGGCACGGCGGCGATTAAAGCGAGCATTGACTACGAGAGCGCCTTCACGTCCGTTCGCAAGACCGTGGACGCGACAGAGCAGGAGTTTTCCTCGTTGTCTGATTCCATTAAGGAAATGTCCACGCAGGTGGCTTCCTCCGCGTCGGATATCGCGGAAGTTACCGCTGTGGCCGGTCAGCTGGGCATCCAGAACGATCACCTGATGGAATTCACCCGCACGATGATCGACCTTGGCAACAGCACGGATATTGTCGCCAGCGACGCCGCTTCGACCCTTGCCAAGTTCGCCAACGTCATGAACATGGATCAGAGCCAGTTTGAGAACCTCGGTTCAACGCTGGTTGACCTGGGCAATAACTACGCCACGACCGAATCCTCCATCATGGAACTGTCCATGCGTCTGGCGGGCGCGGGTCATCAGGTGGGGCTGTCGGAAGCGCAGATTCTGGGCTTTGCCACGGCGCTTTCCTCCGTAGGCATTGAAGCGCAGATGGGCGGCTCGGCCTTTTCCAAGGCGTTGGTCAAGATGGAGGTCGCCTCCGCGACGGGCGGACAGGCGCTGGAAGACTTCGGCAAGGTATCCGGCATGACCGCCGCGCAGTTCAAAACGCTGTGGGACAGCGATCCCGCCGCCGCGTTTCAGGCGTTCATCGTAGGCCTTTCCCAAATGGACGACGAGGGCGAGAGCGCCATCGCCACGCTGCAGGAGATCGGCATCTCGGAGGTTCGCCTGCGCGACACGCTGCTCCGCGCCACCAACGCGACGGAGCTTTTCTCGAAAACACAGGTCACCGCGACCAACGCATGGAAAAAGAACACAGCCCTTTCCGTCGAAGCGGGCAAGCGTTACGCCACCACGGAGAGCAGGCTCAAGAACCTCAAAAACACAGCGGTCCTGTTTGGTCAGCAGATCGGAGACGACCTGAACCCGACCATCCAGAGCCTGATCGACGGCGCGAACGACCTGCTGGAAAAGTTCATGGGGCTGGATGAAGCCCAGCGCATGCAGATCATCAAGTTCGCGACGGTCGCCGCCGCCGCCGGGCCGGTGATCCTGATGATCGGGAAACTGAGCAAGGGCTTCGGTACCATCTCGACCGGCATCGGCAAGTTTGCCACAGCGGTAGGCAAGGCGGGAGGCGGCTGGAAAGGCTTCCTGTCCGTACTCGGTTCTTCGCCCGCCGTCTGGATCGCGGTCGCCGCCGCTGTGGTCGCGGGCACGATCGCCTTGGCGGACTACGTTTCCGGCGCGAAGCAGGCGCGGGAAGCCTTAAAAGGCATGGAAGAAACCGCGAAAAGCTGGAAGGATACCGCCGCCGAAACCTTCTATGGTCAGAGCGAGGGACTTTCCTTCTTCGGCATGACGGAAAGCGACTTTAAGCGCGATACGCAGAACGCGAAGACGTGGATGGACGGGATCGTCGGTCTGTGGTCGGATGGCAAGAAGGAAACCGACGACATGATCTCCGGGTGGACAGCGTCCTGGAAAACCATGACGGAATCCACGCGGACGGAGCTGCAAAGCCTCAAGGATACCGCCGATCAGGGCGGATACACCGTTATATCCGATCAGCTGGCCGGGGACATCGCCACGCTGGACAGCATGGACGCGGAGATCGAGCGCCTGCTCAAGAAAAAGAAGAACAAGAAGCTGACCGACAAGGACAAGCTGCGCCTGCAGGAGCTGATCGACACACGCGAGGGCATTGAGATCAAGTATCACCTGACCGCCGCCGACCCGGATTCCTTTGAGACCATTGGCCAGAAGGTGGCCGCCGAGGTGGCGAGAGCGCAGGCCAAGGGTCAGACGGACGCGGACGTCACGGTGTACGAAAACGCCATGGTCGCTGCCGCCGAGGGGATGGCCACGGTCAACAGTCAGCTGGATTCGCAGTACGACAAGGAGTACGCCGTCATTCAGCTGATGGCGGACGGTACGGAAAAGCGGAACGCGCTGGATCTGCTGAATCAGCAATACAATGAAAACCGTCTGACCGCCGCGCGGCAGTACGCCGAAACGCTGGCGGGCGTGGTCATGCCGGTGTTCAGCCAGCCGGATATCCAGCAGGCCAGCACGGACATTGACACGCTGACGCAGAAGCTGGCGGAGTACAGCGCGGCGGGCGAAAGCGAGAAGCCCGCGCTGCTGGAAGAGATGAATCAGCTGACGGCGGGCATGGACGAAAGCGCCGTCACGGAGTATATCGCGCTGCTGACGCAGGTGCAGTCCCTGCTGGACAGCGGCATGTCGGAGGGCGAAGTCAATGCGCTGTTCCCGGAACTGGACTTTTCAGGCGCGCTGGAGCAGATCGCGGCGATCCAGTCCTTCTTGGGCGGTCGCGAAACGCTGCTGCCCGGCATGGCGTCCATGTTCGGCGAAGCATTGCCGGAGGAAGTCCTCAAAATCGCCACCGATCTGGACATGACGGGCGCTCAGGCGCGGTGGGACGAGTTTGCCTTAAACCCCGGCGCAATCACCACCGAGGCGATTATCTCCGGGTACACCGAGGACGAGCATACGGTTCAGGCGCAGCCCGTGGTCAATGCTTTTGTGTCAGGCTATACCGAAACCCCGGAGGGAGCGAGCACCGCGTCCCTCACGCCGACCGGCATCCTGGCGTATGTGACGAAGTATGCCGAGGTCGTGACCGGCGCGGATGTATCCGGCCTGACCCCGGAGGGCGTCACCGCCATGGTCGCCGCTTATCAGGAGCTGACGGCTGGCGCGGACGTAAGTACGCTTACGCCGGATGAGATCACAGCTTATATCAGCAAATATCTACAATCCAATCATGTGGACACAAGCGGCATCACCCCGGAAGGGCTGACGGCCTTTGTGCTGGCGTATCAGGAGGTGACAGGCGGCGCGTTGACCACGGCGCTTACGCCTACGGACATCGCGGCCATTGTGACGGAATACCTGCTTTCCCAGAACGTCGATCTGTCCAAGGTCACCGAGCCGCAGGTGGACGCTATGGTGAACGCCTACGCTGAGGCGACGGACTGCGACAAGTCCGCGCTCAAAGCCGAAGTTGTTGCCAAGATCACCGCTTACGAGGAAGCGGAGGGCGTTAAAAAGCCCACGTTCATCTCCACGCAGATTTCCATCACGGGTTATGACCTGACGGCCTATCGTCAGTTCATCCGGGACAATCCCGTGGACGTGAACGGGGTTGTGCGTCTGAGCAACGTGTATGAGAACCCGACAGACGCGCTCGTTGACCCGAACGCGACCTTTGTGCAGGAGGGCGTGGAGATTCCCGCCGAGCTGGTCACGCCGGACATGCTGACGCCTGATAAGGTGGCGGTGCTCGACGCGGACGGCACGATGCACATTCTGCTCACGCCGGAGCTGACCGGTTCAGAGGAAGCTGTGGCTGCTATGCGTGAAGAGGTCGCTGAGATGGACGCGCTGGGTGTGACGAGCTTAGGCATGGCGGCGGGCATCCTTCCAGCGACGGTCATGGACATGGTGGATTCCGCCGTGGCGCGGCTCAAGTCCTACGAGCAGACCAAGGACTACGATTGGCTGCAGAAGTTCTGGGCGTCCCTATGGGGCGCGTCTACGGATAAGGGCGTGCTGGACACGTCCATGCAGTCTGACTTCGGCCCGGACAATCTGGCCTCGCTCTCCGCTTACGTACAGGAGATCGTGACCGCTGTGCAAAACGGCGGCGAGGTCAGCGAGGAAGACCTGACCAACCTGAAAACGCTGGTGGAATTTCTGAACGGGCTGGAGCTTACCGGAGTAGGCGAAAACGTCACGGCAGGCATAGGCGAAGCCATGGTGGCGGCGGGCTGGGACACGGACGCGAAGTCCGTCGCGCAGAATCTGGAGAACGCGCTGAACGCGGCGCTGCAGATCCAGTCCCCGTCCGTCCGAATGCACCCCGTGGGCGAGAACGTTGCGGCGGGCATTGGCGCTGGTTTTTCGGACTATAACGCTTCGGCGGACGCAAGCGCGCTGGCAGGCAGGCTGGAAGCGGCGCTCAAGGCTTCCCTGAACCTGCGGCATGTCGGCTTGATGGCCATGGCCGGGCTGACAGCGGGCATCAACGCGGGAAGAAGTGGAGTGATCTCCGCCATGCGCTCCGCCGCCAAGGCCGCCGTCAGCGCGGCGAAAAAGGAGCTCAAGATCGCGTCCCCGTCGCGCGTGTTCCGCGACGACGTAGGCCGCATGACGATGAAGGGCTTCGGGCAGGGTGTGCTGTTGGAAACAAAAGCCCAAGCCAAGGCCATCCAGAACGCCGCACGGTTCCTGACGGGCGAAGCGCAGGAAAGCGCTATCGCGTACTCAAGCAGCGATAACCGAAAAACCTACAACCAGCAGTCCAGCGTGAACCTGTCCGGGAACACCTTCTATGTGCGTGACGAGCAGGACATCTACTCTCTGGCAACGGAAATCGCCACGCTGACGAAAAGGCAGCAGCGCGGGAAAGGGCTCAGAATGGCGTAAACTCCCATCCTGTGCTTGCGCAGCTTCTCCATCCGCGCTATACTGGATGCGGATGGAGAAGCTGCGATTTTGTGTGATAAATCGGGATTTGACTTGAAGATACTTTATAATTGACGATGGAGCGTTCTATGAAAACACTGAAAAAATATGCGGCACCAATTATCATGTTTGCCATCTTTGAAGCAATCGCAATCACCCTTTGGCTGACGCTGGACAATTTGTTTTATCTGCTGAATTTCACCTATATCGGAGGAGCGATTGCGGTTGGTCTGATCCTCTACATCAGGAAAGTCAAATACGCCCGGCACGTTGTTCAGCTTGCAGTAGGGATGTATATGCTTGTGTATTTGGGGCTTATAAGCGGTGAAAATATGCAGATCGAGGGATTTTGGTACTACCTATTCCTCGGCGTGTTTGAAGCGGCGACCATCCATTATGCCATAGCAAAAATCTTCGGGCCGCTGCTGTTCGGAAGAGGCTGGTGCGGTTATGCCTGCTGGACGGCGATGGTGTTGGATTTCCTGCCCTATAAGCATCCGAAGGAGCCGCGGAAAAAGATTGGCTATATTCGCTATCTCACGTTTGCCGCGTCCCTGATTTTTGTAGGCGCACTGTTCCTGTTCCGCGTCGGCAATTTGGAGACGATCATGTTCTGGAGCTTTGTGATCGGAAACGTCCTGTACTATGCGGTCGGAATCGGGCTGGCTTTCGCGTTCAAGGATAACCGGGCTTTTTGCAAATACATATGTCCGATCACCGTATTCCTGAAGCCGATGAGCTATTTCTCTCTGATGCGCGTAACCGTGGATGCAGATAAGTGCGTTTCCTGCGGCAAATGCAAAAAAGTTTGCCCGATGAATGTTGATGTGACAGACAACTCGCGTAAGCGGCTTAACGGAACCGAGTGTATTCTTTGCCATGAGTGCATTGATGTATGCCCCAAAAAGGCGCTGCGTTAACATCCGGCGGAAAATGAGCATAACCGTCACTCGCTAAATTCCCGTTTGTATATGATCACGTCGCCTGAAAGGGCGGCGTTTTCTATTGTAGGAGGTGGCTTCGGATGGCAAATGACTGGTTCACCTGGAACGGCACAAGGTGTACGGAATACGGTATCCACGTCTCGGAACAACCGCCCCTGACGATTCCCTCCGAGCGCATGACGTACACGAACGTCCCCGGTCGCCCCGGCAGCCTGACCACGCTGGAAGGGGACGACGTGTACGACGATCTGGTGCTGACGGCGACCTGCTGGCTGGATGGCCCCGCGCAGATTCCCGCTATCGCAGGGTGGCTGAAAGGCTCCGGCACAGTGACCTTCGCCAACAGACCGGACGGATACTACAAGGCGCGAGTGACCAATCAGATCAGCTTTGAGAAAATCCTGCGCGGCCATTCGCATCGCTCATTTGCTGTCAATTTCCGCTGTAAGCCATTCTGGTATATGGCGGATGGAACAGACGTCACGCTGACCACGTCGACCACCTTTGTGAATAACCCCGGCAATGTGTACGCCGAACCAATCATTACGGTGTACGGGAGCGGAGATATCACGCTCATGGTGGGCACGACCATTGTGCAACTGGAGGGCATTGAGGACAGCATCACGCTGGACAGCACGATTATGGAAGCGTACAAAGGCGCGACCAGCCTGAACAGCAGCATGAGCGGGGAATTCCCGCTGCTCCAGCCCGGCGCGAACGCGGTCAGCTGGTCGGGAAACGTCACTAAGGTAATCGTGAAGCCAAATGGACGGTTTCTGTGATGCTAATGCTTGTGATGCAAGGAAAATCAGTATATAATGAAGTCGACAGATCGGAAGTTGATTTGAAGATTATTTATATAATCTTGCAGAGCGATTAACCGAGATTCGAAGGAGAAAAGGACATGAATTTAGATAAAATCAGGATCAGCGGTATTCCCGCAATTATATGGGGAGAACCGAGCGATAAGATGATTATTACGGCGCACGGAAGCCATTCTTCGAAAATTGACGATTGCATATGGCTGCTTGCAGAAGCGGCGACAAAAAAAGGATATCAGGTGCTCAGTTTTGATTTTCCCCAGCACGGCGAACGAGTATATGAAACAGACTTTATTATGCCTGACGAATGTGTTCGTGAACTCAACTTGATGTACTCCTATGCCATGAAATATGCAAAAAAGGTTTCGATTTTCGGGTGCAGCATAGGAGCGTATTTTGAGCTGCTTACATTTGCCGATACTGAAATTGATTGTGCATGGTTTCTTTCGCCCGTCACGGATATGGAAAGGATTATTCATAACCTTATGAATTACTGTCATATTACAGAGGACACATTTAAGGCAAAAGGATTAATAGATAACGATATTGAGCCCCTCT